TCTTTTTAACAGCCTGAGGATTTACTGGATCCATGGCCTCAGCCTTTTCCAGTTCCTGCTCGACTTTTTCCTGTGCCTCATTTGGTTTACCAGATAGTACTGCACGAACAGCGGCAACAAGACTATCCTGATCTCTATTTCTAAATGGGTTATTCTGATCCATAACTTTTCCTCTTTTCGAGTTATTTTTATTATTTATAATAATTCTGTGATACGAAGCTTTAACTTGGAACTGCCTTTAATCAATCTATGATATTCGTTTGCTTTAATTGTAAAATGATCACCTGCTACAATATTAATGGGTAAATGATTATCAAATTGAACTTGCCACCCTTCACCCTCTAAGACATCTACACACCGAGAACGTCGATCTCGGTGCCAAACCAATGCATCTTGTCCTACATTTTCATCAAACTGACGAATAAAAAAGCCATCTCTGACTTCATCACAATACGGTTCCATTTTCGATTAGCTTCTCCCTGTTTCTCATATGTTGCTCTTGGATATCTTCTTTTGATCCACCAAAGTAAGGAACTGCATGTCCCTCTTCAACTAGAATCTCGGTAACTGTACGATCTCCAACAACAAAATCACCAAGAATCCTACCAAACTTACCTTTAAGATCCTCTCCAGATTTAGAGACCTGCGTTTTAAGAATTGCTGTCGGGCCGAGTAATTCTTTGAGACGTTTCTTGGCAGCGAGTCCAAACTTCTTTTCAACTGCGTCGCTAGTTCTCGATTCAGGAGTGTCAATTCCCATAATGCGCACACGTTCATCATTAAGCCATACACCAAAACCAAGATCAATATCAACGTCAACCGTGTCTCCATCTACCACTTTTATTATTTTACATCTGTACTCATACATTTATCTGCCCTGCCCACGATACTTTTTATAGCTACGGCGTTTTGCTTTATTCATAGTACCAAAACCAATCATCGAATGAGTACGACCAATTGATGTTTTCTTTTTTGTACCAACATAAACAGATGTTGTTTGTTTTACCATTTTTGATGCCATTACCACCAACTCCCCGGATTATCTACCTGTAAACCTAATGATTTAGCATAACGAGGCAGACGACAAGCCCAGTATGAAGCCTTGGTCTTATCATTCCGTGTATCACATTGATGCCTTGCGGCAAAAGATTTACGTGCGGCAGGATCATTAATTTTTACTTTGAGGCCGGTGGTATCACCCCACTCAACTTTCTTTATATTTCCTGTATCTGGGTTCCGCACGTAGACGTAGTACTTCTTAGAACCACCACGTTTTGGTTTATTGAGTTCTGGTTCCGCTTCCTCACTAAATGTAACGACTTTGTACATTTTTGAACCATACTTGTCTGTATGATACTTATCGCCATATCTCTCAGCGGATTGCTTCGTGTCGAATCTAGTATCTGGTACTCTTCTCCAACCAGATTTAGATTTAGCAGATTTTGTAGCAATAGCATAATACATTTTTTCGTCTATCGTATCTTCGATAGCAACCATTGGGCAGTCAAGTGGAACTTCCATATCCTCATACCAGTCAAACTCACCGAGATCAGTCTCTAGGATCTGTTTGTCGAGTCCGGAAAATTCCATCTCTCCTTCTTGCATCATACGACGAGCTTCACGGAAGAACTCAAAATACTTTTCTGACAGAGGACGATAGATATTTTCAACAATATCAATATCGTGCTTCTTCATAAATTCTATGGCTTCTGAAATTTCGCCAGGAGTGTCTTTCTTATATTTCTTAACAAGTTTTGTGGTGCCCTCCTCACCAGCGCCGCCTTGCTCCATAACAGATGGATGTAAAGCAAACCCACCATGGACTTTATGCTCCTCAAAATCTTTTGCGTACATTGTATCAGAGATACCGGCAACAAAACTTTCAGAGAGCATAGATTCGAACTTTTCATCTATGGATTCTGTAGCTCTATTCTTTGTCTGTGCCTTTTGGAGTCTTGCACGATCCAACATTGCATCATGCTTGCGCTTATCAGCTTCCTTTTCTCTTTTGATAGCCGCACGGGCATTAGCAACTGCATCTTCGTTTTGTACTTCTTCTTTACGAACCTTTGCTGCAAGATCCTTATCGGCTTTACCCCATGTACCACTTCCCTTCGTAATGAAAGAATTTACACGAGCAAAAGCCCATTGCTGTGGTGTTGCACCGGGGCGATGACCGGACTTCCATGCAGCCATTCCACGGTCATATACTGTCTTGAGAATACCGTATGGGATACCAGACTTTTCAGCCTTCTTTTTTAGACCTTCGATTGCCTTTTCTTCAATATATTGTTCGGCCATAAAATTATTAAAGGCAGCATCAAGACCCTCGCCGTACATTGCCTTATACTTTTGTGTATGTACTGACGGTTTTGTCTTTGCCCTAGCATCACCAGGTGCAGGTTTATAATTTGACTGTTTATCCTTCTTACCTTTATCTTCGGGCTTTTCCTCGTACTTTTTAAAGTGACGATCACGAGCAATTTTTGTACTCTTACTCAGACCTCTATGATAACCGGCTGGTTGTGCACCTGGTCGATCTTTAATGTCTGGATCCTGAGCCTCTTTAATTTGTCCTGTATCTACTGTTGTGGGTAAAATAGGATCTTCAAGACCCATAACACGCATACGCTCTTTTACCTTATTATAAATGTTTGGATCTGACTGAGTGACGTCAACCAAACGAATTAAAAGATTCATAAGATATGGGCGTAGGTATGGATTCTTGAGAGCGTCCTTGCCACCACGTAGAGCACGAATGATAAGATTTCTCTGAGTTGTATCTGGTATACCTACACGTAGCATTGCCATCAGTCTGGTGTTTACATTGACTGATTCTTCAGTTAAAATCATTTCTACTTTTTCAACTGATTCTTTTTTAATTAATGGCTTTGGTGATAGATTTGGTGCAGCACTACCACCACGAGCTCTTTTGAGCCTTTCCATTTCTGCCTTACGGACTTTTGGCATAATTCGCTTTGAGAGACGACCAATAAGGGCCATCTTCTTCTGAAGAATTCTATCGACAGACATCTTAGCGCCTGGTGAGAGTGATGCATAATTTGCACCTTGTTTACCGGCAAATCTCTTACGAAGAATCTTAATTGCAGCTTTACGTGATCTTCTTTCAAGTCGTTTTGGGTCCGCCATTCTCTTTGCGCGGATCTTACGCATACGAGCCATACGAGGAGCAAGACGCTTCATACGCCGGGCAATTTGCATACGCTGTTGAATGGTCAGTGGTTTACGAACCTCTTCAATATATTCTTCAAACTCTTCATCAATTTCTAAATCTTCATCGAGTTCCTCGAGGTCTGTCATTTCAATAAAGGCGTCTAGTTCCTCGTCGGTAAAATCAAAATCAGTTTCATCCCATTCAATGGCTTCATTTGTAGCGCCCATTACGGATCGGATCTTATCGTACATATCTTTCTTTTCTTTTTCGGACATTGATCGAGGTGTCCCCTTTTTAAATGAATCGTAGTCACCAGACTGTGCTGCGGCTCTCATCTTCGAAGCCGACATGCCAGACACACCCTCGGCATCTGGATCACGATCACCAGCCGACACGATCTCAAGTTTATCGAACTTGAAATCTTTACCATTATACCTATTGAGAAATGTTTTGAATTCATTCAGTCTATCTGAGCCTACGACGAGAGTCACTTCGGTGTGACCCATCTTCTCAAGCTCTTGCATAACTTGAATGATAGTTTTTGAATTTGATTTGGTGACTGATGTACCAAAGGCTTTACGAGCAATTTTATATTTAGTATTATAGTCGAGTGGATTCTTTTTCTTATCCTGTGTATGCGTAATATAAACATGAGGCATTGCCCCACGCTTTTTGGCTTCCGCTTTGACCTTGTCAACTAATTTTTGGTGGCCGACCGTGGGAGGATTCATACGCCCCCACGTAATAACTGTTTTACTCATTCTTTCTCCTCAGGTTTTGCGTACACTAACTGGGAGTAGTTAGTTTTTATTATTTATAAAAAAATTATTTTTGCCAGCCCTTAATAATCTCCGGTGAGAAGTTTGCTTTACTGAACTCAAGGCGATCGACAAGTTTAACTGCACCACCTTTTAGTTTATCAATAGCAACAAAACCTTCCTGTCTTGTCACCTGAAAACCATTTGCTGTTCTTAAGAGAGTATTCAATTCCTGTGTCTTATTAAACTGTGCAATTACCATGCCTTTTGCCTGAACCAATATCTCCATGAGCTCAAACATTGCTGTCAGCTGATCTTTATTCATAATTACTTTTTGAACAATAGCATCACGACGTTTCGACCAATCAGCTTTTGCCTTATCAGTTTTCTTTTTATCAATTTCCTTTTGGAACCATTGATTTAAATAATCGACCAGACCTTTTGTCATCTTATCTGATGAAGGAAAATTCTGACCACCACGAACATATGTATTGACAAAGGTCATTGTCTTTTCGCGTAGTTCCTCGTCGGCCACAATCATTCGGAATGCATCACCATCAACCTTTCGGAATAATTTACCGGCCTGAGATAATAGAGAATCAAACTGAGCAGATTCCTTTGCATTAAATAATGCCTTACCAGATACATCACGGTAGTTTGCATCATCCATCCAAATTGAAGGAGAGGATTTAAATTTCTTTACGATACCTTTACCAAAGGATGCGCTCATTCCTTGAATGGACCGACCAGTATAAGTGGTGTGCCAAACAATTCCAATTTTGGCCTTGGCAATCTGCTGACCTAATTTACTTTTTACTGGTACGGCATAGACGATCGTATTAGGTTGGAAGGTATAATATTTCTGACCATCAATGGTTTCTACTTTGACATCACCCCTCGTGAACATCAGGTCACCTTGATATACACCAGACTTAATTCCTAGTTTTGAAAACTCTGTGAGAGCAATCGAAAACTTTTTGGCAAGTTCACCACTCAGTTCTTTTTTAATATCACCCTGAGTCTTGTACATCTTAGGAGTTTTGGCGAACAGACCCTTCTTTGCCACAAAGAACTTACCATCGGCAGGATCTACACCAGCAAATACGGCAGGCGCACCATCCCATTTTACTGTAATATCAACGGCTGACTTTGCATTACCCTTCAGCATATCTCTTAGATCACGAAGGAAGTTAATTGCCTGACGAGTACCATTAACACCACCAAGGAACAAAAGCTCCTCGATGTGAGTCATATGAGTATTTTTCTCTTCAGCGATAAACGATTTGAAGTTAATCATTACTTATACCCAAACAATTCTAATCCAGAGGTTCGAACGATTTTAGGTTCATATTCAAAAAAATCTAGGACATACTCAAGACCTTTTTTTGCAAGAGCTTTTACTTTACTCCAAATCTTTTCAAATAATTCTTTGAACCAGTTTTTAATTTTTTGAAAAAGTTTAATTTCATTAAGATTTTCTTCGGTCAACAATAATGAGTCAGTAAAAACCCTAGTTTCGTTTTCCATAAAAGTTGCAAAATTTTCCCTTAGATCCAACCTAAATGATCCAGAAGAAATTCCTCTACCAGCAGCGTTGACCTTTGATCCCGTTGGTGTCTTCGGACTTATACGAATTTTTACTTTTTTTGCTAAACTCTCACAGTACACAGACGGAATACCTTTTCCATCTGATAACCTGTTAATTTTATTTTTTGTGCCTGTTTTTGGATCAAATTCAACAACCCAATTTGAATAAGCAAACTTATCTGGTGAAAATTTAGTTTCTCCTGTAGCAGCCTCGTAAACAAAATATTTCGCAAATTCTTTATTGGTTTGGAAATAATTTTGAAAGAATGGTTGTAGTTCTTTCATCTTTTGTTTCCAATCAACAAATTGTTTCATTTCCTCTTCGTATTTCTTTTTATCTATAACCACCGTTATGTCTTTTTTAGAAGTCGTTTTTATATCTTGTCGTTGTGGAATAATTTTACTTTTGACAGCGGCCGCCATACTGTTGATATTACCCTGAACCGTAATTTTTGTTAACACAGGTTCTAGGTCGCTTATCAACTTTTCAATATCATCAGGTGCTTTGTCTCCCATGTATTTAACAGCTGCTCTAAATGTCGACCTAGTCTCGCCTGCAAGTCCAGACATGACTTGTGAACCACCCTGCTGTTTTAGCGAGATATTTACATTTCCTTTTGATGAATATAAATCTGTTTTAGGTGTGGGATTCCCTTCCCACCATTTAACCATTTTGCCATTACCCTTGCCAAAATGTATCATTGAATTTGGTGGTGCGTTAGTTTTTGATCTGATATCTTTTGCAATATTTTCTGCAATTTTGCGACTAGCTTCATACTTTTCTTTTTTTACACCAAATGTATCAGGTGCTTTTTCGTATCCACCATTGAAGGCTATCACAATATACTGTTCCATATCAGTAGCTCCAGTAGAACTACCACCTTCTTCTAAATATGTTTTAAATGTTTTCATATTGATAATGCTCTTTGAACTCTAGAATTTTCAATAGAAACAATGATTCTCAGACCTGGTATTCCCAATTCTTTACTATTTCTACTGGCATCGCTTCGGATTAAAATGGTTGGAGTTTCTCCTGCCGCTTTAACATCAGAAAGTTTTCTAAAAACTTTTGTGCAAGATATATTTAAACAATCGTTTTCATAAACAAAATCATTTTGAGAGAAAGTTCTTTTGACCACAGCGCCTTTACCTTCTTTTATATCACTACCAAAAACTACAGATTTTTGCTCAGCATCAGAAATTTTAATTTTAGATTCTGGAACCAACTTAACAACAGTCTTGCCGCCATTCGTTTTAGGTTTACCAGTAACATCTAAAACTGGTTCTAATGTAACGGAACCTTTTCTTTGTGCTTCTTCTATTTTTCCCTTTATGAAAGCACCATATCGAGTATCTGCAGACTCCCACATTTCAGCATTATCTTGTTTTAAGGAAATTTTGTAAACTTCTGCTCCTATTAAATCAACATCAGACTTTGCACCGCCTGAAGTTTGCCGACCCATTTCTACAGCTTTTGTTACTTCTTTTGCTGTAAATTTAACATTGTTTTTACCAATCAAACAAACATCAATTGACCCACCAGCTTGTTTAATTGCTTTGTTGATACTGTTTATAAAAGTTTCTTCGTTACCTAATCCAGCAGATCCCATTCCTTGGCGTTTTGCTGGTTTGCCTGCAACACGAAAATTATCTATTTTTACATATCCAACGCTGCTGAAGTTTGGATTGTCATTCATTATTCTCGGTTTATAACCAATTAAAACATCATTGATTGTTTTTAAAAAATCAATTCTAGATTTAGCAGATCCATCTTCAAGCAAAACTTTAAATGAGTTGCCTGAAACTTTGACCTTACCAAATTTTTTCAACTGGTTTTCTAAAGCACTTTTGGATATAGGCATCAAAAATCCCTACGTTTGTTTACATATATTTATAATCCTCCCCATCCAAAGTATACACAACATTTGAAATATCGAATGTTGCAATGGCTCTGGCACAACCAATGCAGGGTTTTGCCATTCCATATATCCATTTTCTTGTACTGTGATCTATCTTCGCTCTTGCGATATATAGAGTTGCCTTGCTTACATCCTCTGGTGATGCTCTTTTTAGAGAATTCTTAATCGCATCAGTCTCGGCATGGAGAAAGATGGCATCAGGATTCTTTGCAAACTCAGCCTGAAAGGGATGGCTCTTCATTTGACTGAAGCCATACCCTAATACACTATTCTTGAGAATAAGACAAGCCGCAAGCCGACTCGACTTCACAGGTTCTATATCTTGAGCCAACCGGAAGAGGTTGTTAATGATACGACTGTCGCGATCGTTCCGCATTATCATGATATTCAGCCCAATATTCCTTACAAAGCGCTTCCCATTCAGCAGTCTTGGAATACGTTTGAATTCCTTCGACCCAAGCCTCAACACTATCTGAGTCGGTATTAAACCCTTTGCGCTTTAAGTCCCACCGGGCAATATCACGAGTGACATTGTAGATCATTTCACCATAATCAGACATCCATTTGCTCCACTTTTATTCCGCATTGACGAAGAAAATCCACCCCGGTTGAATCCCGGTACTGGACATTATAGAAAACCTCTGTAATACCACTTTGGTACATAATTTTAGAACAGTCCATACATGGACCATGTGTAATAAAAGCCGTTGCACCATCACCATTTTCACTTGATCTTGCTAATTTAGCAATAGCATTTGTTTCGGCGTGCAGAACCTCTTTTTTAGTTTTTAATTGAGGATTTAATAACTGTACACCCCGGTCATTAAAAAATACTAGCTCCTCACATTGATTATCCCAACCGCTTGGTGTTCCATTGTAACCGATACTGATAATGCGGTTATCCTTTACGATGACGCATCCGACCTTTGCACGGACGGCGGTACTGCATTCGGCATAAACAAATGCTGCCTTCATATGTGCAATTTTATGCTTGTTCTGCATATTGTTTATCTCTAGCCTTCATTGCGCGGGTATAGACGAAACCAGTTTCCTGCACAAACCTCTTTGCAAGGCCTTCCTGTAATTTATATGCCTCGGCCTCCCAAGGTTGCTTGGCGTATGGAATTGCCTTTTTCATACGTTTACCTTTCCATACCTGCATCTGTCTAGGTGAGAAAATCTCATACAGTTCTCGTTTAGCCATCTGCCGAACATGTACCAGTTCATGACAGATTGTGAGAATCAGATCAATATAGGTCTGTTCAGCACGAACTTGAATCTTGAACTCACGGGGTCGGAGGTTATCATCCATCCACTCACACCAGCCATCAGCATCGAGCTTACGCTTGATTAAGTAGTCGATCTGAACGACTTTAGCCATTCGTGAGCCAAGAATGATAGGTGCCATATGATCTGTCACATCAGCGATCAGTTCACGCTGGGTTTTAGATCCACCCCTGATGGTAATGTCCATCATTAGCCGGTCACCACGAGTACGAACCAGCAAGCGCCGAAGAGGGCGGTGAAGAAAGCAATGCTTCCAACGATTTCGATAACCTTAGACATATTCATCTCCTTAACCATTATGTATATAATACCATATGTTAGGAAATATGTAAATAAAAAAATGCAATTAAAAAAGTAACGAAATCAATCACTTAGCATTTTTTTGAATTTTTATGCCGTACTCGAGGTCTCTCAAAAAGAAATTTGGGATGAAACCTTCGAACCCACAGTGGTGCAGGGTATCTGTAACCAGTTCATCAGCGATCTGTTTTGACTTAGTGTTTGCGATATACCGTTTGTTGGTACGATCATAAACTCGGTATACGTTACCAGCCTTACGAATCTCATACATACTTAGCTGCCTCCAAAAATTTAAGATATTCATCCACTTTTTCACTATCTGCATCATTGAGTTCGATCTCACAAATACGTAGCCATTCATTTTGCTTCAGGGGATCCATCATTTTTAACTGGAGAATAGCTTGCTGAAGTCTTTTCGGCCCGCCTTCTTTGTCATCCATTTCATGTTCTCCTCTTCGTCAAATCTCTCAGCAAATTCTGATTTATCCATAACTGGTCGATCGTCCACAATATCACTCTGTGCCGATTGCTCTACGTTGTAGAGTCTCATTTTGGCTCTGTCTACTCCGACAACAAACCGACGGTTCTGGGTTGGATCACCATATCGGTTTTTAAGCTGTTTAATCATAATCTGACCAAGTTGTTCCATCTCTTCGGTCGAGATAAGAGCACACATAAAGTCGACCGTTGCCGGTAGAGCAAACGATTCAGATGTATCCTCAAGGCCAGGATCGCTGTTGGTAAAACCGGTTCTGTTAAGCTGAGTTGCACTGACAATCGGTATATTTTTCTCAACTGCCAAGCCACGAAGTTCCTCAGCTACGGCCTTTATATAACTATAACTATTTACGTTTGATCCATACTTGAGTCGGCTTGATGTACACAGATTAATATAGTCGATGTAGACAATATCAGGCTGAAAGTTCTTTTTAAGACTCAGTTCGTTAAGTAGATGTCGGAAGTGATTTGATCCGACCGTTGCAGTTGGAAATTCCTTAACGATGAGTTTACCAGAGGTCTTCTTCCTCAGTTTATTGATCTTGTCATCATAGATCTTTTTCGGAAACCCCTCGAGTTCATTTACAGGTATATTCAACAGATTTGAGTCAACCCGTTCGGCAATACGTTCCTCAGCCATTTCCAATGTGATATACAATACATTCTGGCCATTTAACATATTAGCCGCGGCCATGTGACACATCGCAAGTGTTTTACCAACACCAGTACCAGCAATGAATACGTTCAGAGTTTTACGTGGCAGACCACCTTTGGTGATTGTATTAAAGTAGTCAAGATCGAACGGGATGCGATCCTCTTTCTTGTTGTAAAACTCAAATCGCTCTTCGGCATCTAGAAGGAAATCATGACCAATATGATCATCGAAAGACACACCAAGAGCATCAGCCAGTATAGTAGGTATTCCACCCTTTTCTTTATTTTGGGATCGACCTTCAATGATCGAAATGGATTCCATAATTGCATTATACACAGCCCTCTCTTGGCAGAATTGTTCCGTGTTATCAATGAGCCATGTCGAATCTTTTTTCTCAAATGTGATTTGCTCAACATATTCAATCAGATTTTTAAAAATCTGTTCGGGTATATTTTCCTTTTTATTTAGTTCAATTAAAAGAGTTTCCTTGGTAGGAATACCATTATACTTATCAATAAAATTATCAATTTCAGAGAACAGAATCTTTTCAGTCTGATCTTGAAAATAATCATCCTTTAGGAAAGGAAGTACTCTCCTTGCATATGATTCATCATAGATCAGATTGCTCAGTATCGTTTGTTCTATTCTCACTCTCTAATGCCTCCCTAATGATTTCAACCAAAATATCACCCAACATTGTTTCAAACTCTTTCTGATCTTCAGGTGTGAGTGTTTCCACATTAAAATCAGGTGGTGCCTCTACAACATCATATTCAAATTGCATGACGGCATCATCCTCATCTTCATCGAGAAATTTTACCGTCTGATAATGATAGATTATACCATTCCATTTTTCGTCTGTCAATAGAACTCTGGCTAAATCTTCATTTTTATATTCGTCATAAAGGACTTCATACTTCAGCATTTTCAAGCTCTTCTTCGACTGTATCCATCATTGCCGGCATTTCATCATCTCCCTTACCATAAAGAAATTCCTTTTGAGCCGCCTTTTCCAACTGCTGTAGGATTTCATCGGTAAAATATTCTTCTGGATTTTCATTAATTGCCTTACCGAAAACCTTACGGCCATCAGGCAGTTCGTAGCGTGTACTCACCTTCTTAATAATATCGTATTTTTCGGCAAGATCAAGCAGACCATAGTATCGGTCAAGCCCAGTATCATACCGCAGTTTAACCTCAACATCCTTATTCTCTTTTGTGAAACGAGACTTGATCATACGGCAACGGATAATATTACCAACAACATCCTTGCCATCCTTATCCTTCTTCTTGGATAGGAATACGATCTGTGAGGCCGTATACTTGAGACCAGAACCACCACCCATTTCCTTCATGGGTACATATGAGCCAATTACATCATATACGTGATTTGTTACGATAAGTGGTACATCGACCTTGGCAAGCTTTAGATTCAGAACTCGGAATGTAGCCTTAATCAGCTGTGCCTTAGTCATATCACGAGTCTCTGCACCACTCGTGGTATCCTCTACCTCTTTGGTAGTTGAAAGCTGACCGAGAGAGTCAAGTACCATCAGCATAGGAGGCCGAGTTGAAACATCAGCCTTTGCATAATTGTCGAGGATCTGAATTGCTGTGTGGCGAAACTTTTGAATTGTTTCTTGCTCAGAGATAATAACTCGCTTAGAGTCAATACCTCGTGATTCCATCATATCCTTAGTTACAGCTGCTTCAGTATCAAAATAGAAGCAAGCACCAGTGGGATTATCATCAAGAAAACGCTTGACCATGCCAAGAGCGAAAAAAGTTTTTCCGGTGGAGCTTTCGCCAGCGAGCGCAAGTACTTTATTATTTGGTGCACCACCAAAAAGGGAGCCAGATAGAGCGGCGTTAAAAATATAAGAGCCGGTATCAATAGTATCCCCAAACTCACTGCTCCCCATTCCGTCAGCTGCGACATTTGTATTCTCGTCGTTTAGTTCTTTTACAATATTGCGAAAAAAGTCAGTCATCCACGTCTCCTATAAAAACAAAGTATAGTGTATTTTATATTTTATTGTAGGAAAAGTCAATCCTTTTCCTGTTTAGATCCATATGCAGTTACAGTTTTATTTGGACCGTATGTACCATTATTTTTTAATGATTGCTCATTTTGTTTTTCACGAAGAGACTTATCGTTATATAATGGTTCTTTCCATGTTTCAACCTGATCTGTTTCGGGTTCATCTACAGCCATTAGTTCATCAGTTTCTACTTCAACTGGTTCCCAATCCTTTGCTACATTAACTGCTGTTTTAATTCTCTTAGGCTTTGATAAACTCATATTAGCAGCGATTACCAATAAAACCGCCAATGGATCAAATACAAAAATGATGGTAATAATAACCCATCTTACTGCTTCCTCTAACACATTTTTATTTGTATCAGTATAGAAAAGAGCTGCAATATATTTAATAGGCCCAACTTCAGCTTCTAGTTGGAGCTGTTGCCTTTGTAATGGCTGTTTTTCATCTCTGAGTTGTTTAATGTTTTTGCTAGCTTCAGAAATGATTCCGGAGAGTGAGGTACGTTCCACAGCTTGGCTTTGGCGCACGGCGATAGCGCCATCTCTTCCGCGTATACGGTCATAGTCAATAAGCGTCTGGACTGCCGTGTCAAGCTGTCTGATGACCATTTCGGCATCTTTAATTCTCCTTTGCTCCTGTTCGATCTGTTGATCGAGTGATTGAATTTCTAAAGAATTATCTCCCCCAACCAACGTCTGATCGATATGAGCTTTGGATAGAAAACCAAATATGCCCATCGATGTAATAAACATCAGCACAATAACTGCTGTTGTTAAATAACTTTTCAACAGCTTCGGAGCTGTCTTCCAGTTTTGATACAGCCAAGAGGCAGTAAGTAATTTACCTACCTCCAGAACCCCACCCATAATCGCAATGGGAAGTGCAGCGGCGGCAAAGATTGCCATCAAACCGACAATACTATACCATGCAGCAACGCCTGAGATGGCTAATGCCACAATAAGAGTTAACCAAGCCATATTAGCCTCGAGTGATAGCTAAGACTTTATCAATCGTTGCCTGAACCTTAGTGGCTCTATCGGGCCAATAAATATATTCCTTATCGGATGTCTTAAGTAAATTTACGAGCAATGGCATGACTAATTTTTCAAGCTCTACAACCTTGCCAGAAATCTCTGACTGAGCCTGTGCAATTGCAAGTTGTACATCATCTGATTCCTCGACATTACGTCGAGTCAGCAACGTATCTAATTTATCTTCAAGTGGAGCAAGCGCGTTGAGCACTACACGTGTGAGATCATTTTCGTCAATAGATGGCGGTGTGGATTCTGCTGAATCTTGATTTGCTTGAAATGTGGCTTCGTCTACTGCACTAAAGCCATAGTCCAGATTTGCATATTCTGCTGGTATATCAGCCATTAAAAAAATCCTCTAAAGTATTTGTTCTTTCTACCGACCATCCAATAGCATCCAAAATATGGCGAATTGGATCGACATATGATTTATCAAATTGAGTATCATAGTCTACAAATCGTTTCAGATCAAATTCGGGTGGCAAAATAATAGGAAAGGCAATTACATTTTGTTTTGCCGGATTCGGCATTTTCAGATATGTAAATTTAACCTTATCACCGTTTTTAATCTCTTCGTACTTATTATTTATATTCAACTCTTTTATGAGTTGATTATAGCGACGAGACGCACGAACGTGAATGGGAATACCAACACCTTCCTTTTGCTGTTTCCATAGATTGGATACACCACGAGGAAAGGCAACGTCCTCTGGATTTAGTTTTTGGAACTCACCTCTGGCGATTTCAATGAATTTTTGTACGGCAAATTCATCCTCGTTCATGATGAGTGATAGAGTCTTTTCAATGAGTTTACGACACACCTGAGGGGTCGAGGATCGAACTGATTCAATACCGGTAATCTTGATCTTTGGTTTGGCATATTGTACACCCTCATTATTGAGTACATTTGCAATATACCGTTTTTTACCAGTAAAGATAACCTTCGATGCAATGACCTCTCGTTTCATATGCATACGTTGGTCATAGGCATGCACATATTCCTTGAGAGTTTCATATGTTTTAGCAAGTAGAGGTTCGATTTTCTGTTCAGCAACCTTATCGATGAATTTACAGATTTTATCCTGGTCGGTTTCATCAGGCATAACCTGCTTTACAAGATCACCCATACGAACATATAAGCTGTCGGTGTCAATTGCAATGACATAATCCACACCATCTGTTTTAAGCAGATTGTTAAGATATTTGTTAATTGTATTTTCAGCCCAACGAATTGTAAGCTGTCCGGAAATGGTAATTGCCTCTGCCATACGAATGTCGTAATATCGGAACCATTTATTTGACATGGCACCATAGAGAGAGTTCATCATAATTTTAACTGCCATTTGTTCATTATCGAACCTGGCAATATCCTTTTCAATCTGACCTCTCTCAAAGACCTGATCCTTGGCGGTATTTTCAAGTCGTTGTTTGGCATCAAGCGCTTTTTTCTTGACAACCGTGCGCTCATTATAGAGACTGTCAACGATTTGCGGGAAAACACCATGCGATTTAGTACTGAACAATTGGCCAGTAGAAGCAACACAGGTATCCTTAGGAATATTAAGATCCACTCGTCGCAGTAGAGTTTCGACATCGACACCAGGCAGCACACCATCCATGATAGTTTCAGGTGACATATTATACTGCATGATGAGATGTGGATACAGAGAGTTCAAGTCAAATGAACAGACCCACTCGTGCATGCCTTTTTGGGGATCCTTGACATACGCACCTTCAATGCGGCGATCACCGGATACCTCGTCCTGTGGACTGAGAACAACATCATGTTTCTTGAGAACATTGTAGATGTATGTGTCCCAAATTTTCACCGAGCCAAACGCGGTCACATATGTTGCATTTGCTTTATGAGCAAGAGTCAATGCAAGATCAATTAGACCGGTCTTTTCGTTCATACGCTCGACAAGTTGAGTGTCCCGGATATTATAATCAATAAACTTCTGGTGGTTTTCACGGTATAGAGCCGCAAGGGAGGAGTACTCAGAATAGTCGAGTTTCTTTTCGCCGAGTACCACATTTGCAATATTGTCTAGTTTATATGACTCCTGATTGCCATAGGTATATCCAAACTTCTTGAACAGAAGCATAAAGTCAAGTTGACTTGTACCGAGGATATTATAGGATGTATCTCGAGCTTCTGGTTTGATATTAAAGATAGAAAATTTACGAGTTTGATCCTCGCCGAGTACTCGAGCAACACGATTGACAAGATATGGTATGTCGAACTCTTCAGAGTTCCAACCACTGACAATGTCTGGTACGTTTTTCTGCCAGTGAGTAAGAAAACTCTTCAGCAGAACATATTCATCCTGACATCGAATATATTCAATGTGTTTATCACACACAATAGAATTATCTGCATCAAAGCCACCGATACCCCAAGTATAGAAGGTATCATCAAGATTATTTTTAATTGTAATGGCAGTGACTGGTTGTTGAGCCAGAGAAGGCTCTGGAAAACCTTGGTCGGATTGTACCTCAATGTCGATATAGGTGATATTCATCACCGAGGTATCTGGAATACATCCATTGGGAAATTTATCACCAATGAACTGAGCAACGTAGTCACGGTTGCCATAAATACGGAAGTTATCCGCCTCTGTCTCACGGATAAAGTCCCGGCAATCCATCATGCTGCCAGGTTGAATAGAATCGACGGTATAACCATCGAGGGTACGATATTTTGTTTTATTACGAGTAGGAACGAAGAGGGTCGGTTGAAAGCGAACCTTCTCGACCACTCTCCGTTTCCCGTCATAGCCAACATACAGAATGTCGTTGGCCGTTCTCTCGACTGAAGTGTAGAATGTCACCATAGTCTAATTTATATCACGAAGCATGATAAAGGTCAATAGTTTCTATCCTTCAGTTAAGAGTTCCTTTTTCCCTTCAATAGTCTGACCTCCGGCCGCGATTTTAATTTGGCGAGGCTTCTTACTATCTGGGATGATGTTTTTGAGTGAGATGATGAGCATACCGTTTTTAAGTTCCGCTCCCTCCACTTCGATAGTGTCGGCAAGAGTGAACTGTCGGGCGAAATGCCTGTTTGCAATTCCTTTGTGTAGTACGCTTCCTGATTCTCCATCCTCTCTTTTTATCTCCCCTATAACTGAGATTTTGCTGTCTTGATAAACGATATCAAGATCATCCTCAGAAAAACCAGCAACTGCCAGTTCGATCTGATAACGATCATCATCCATGCTAATAATATTATAGGGTGGATATGATTGAGGCCGAGTGAACGCGTCTACCCGGTCAAGATATTCGATTTGTTTAAAAAAGCGGTCAAAGCCGACAAAGAATGGATCGAGATTGCGAAGAGTCGCAATATTTTGCTTAGTAACCATAGTTACCTCCTAATTAGCAAGGTTAATAGTAGAGGACCCATCAGGCATCCTCATTACTATATATAATCATTCTCCTTAAAAAGTCAATAGGGGAGCGGAAAAGTTGATGATAAGGAGAATGATGTTTCCGCTCCCCTATTTTGATTATGCAGCTAGTGCGCGATAGCCTGCTGCAACGACTGCACGAGAAGGAGTACCGATGCGGTAGAAGTTCCGTGTCTCGCCACCCTTATTCGTACGAGCATTGCTATAAATAGCAATACCGACGTTCTGACGAAGGTGGTTAATCAGTGCGGTCGGATTGGCAACGCCAAAACGTGCACGGATCTGCTTCACAGTAAGCTGCTCACCATTCTGTAGTGCGGTGAGAACGCGTTCAGTCTTTGTCATAATAAGTCACTTTCTTTTCAGTTTCAAAATTGACAGTATTGCTGTCTGACCCCTTTCGGGGTTTCGTCCCTACGGACTCATCAGAGACAGATTAATTATTATGTTTGTATACTACCATATATTATATTATTTGTAAATAAATTTTCTAATCTTTTTTAGTGGTGCCGGCGCACGGACTCGAACCGCGGACCTGATGATTACAAATCAACTGCTCTACCAACTGAGCTACGCCGGCATCTAGACTACTTCAACAAATCCTCATATTGCATATTTTTCTGGCGGCGCATGTTATTTTGTGCTGCACCATCTAATCGGTCAAGACGATGCTCAATGCGCTTATGCCAAAAATAATCAATCACATTCACTACAACTAAGCAGATTACAGCAAGACTCAAAATAATAATCGCATATTCCATATACGTCTCCTTAAAAATGGCTCCTCAGGATGGATTCGAACCACCGACCGGACGGTTAACAGCCGTCTGCTCTACCGCTGAGCTACTGAGGAATAATTCAAAACCTTTCAGGTAACACTACCTCGAAATTATCAGGATCTAGCCAACGCTCTTCTCCAGTTTTAAGAGAGCGGATCGACTGTTGACCAGGACGCAGGTCGGACTTCCATTCAGTCACTTCCCACATCTCACCGTGCTCACGAACACGGTTCTTACCGTGTCGTGTCAATCCACGGATTTTGATAATGTCACCCATTTCACGCAACCTTGATGTGCCAAGTAAAGCAACATTCCATCATCCGAACAGTATTTTCCCAGGTATCGGGAAACTGAGAAACCAGCATGCCGTTGGGATCACGAGCAACAAAGTTTTCACCAATCTTAGTGATCGTCACATCACCGCTTGAGCAGTTGACCGACTCCCACGTTTCCGTTGAACGCCAATCCGACTTCTTCCATTCACTGATCATAATCATCTCCTTATTCATCATATGTATATACTATCACAATATGGTAATTATGTCAACCATAAAACCACAATAATGCAGCACCGATAAACACGACCCACCACAGCTTCAGTCCAAGCTTAAAGGCTGAGGTGATTACAGAGACCATGATGCCGAGGGTAAAGGCGGCAATAATAAGCCATTTTGCCACATCCCATGCGGCTGCTAGATCACCTTCAAACATTGTCGTCCCCCTTGTAGACGATGATGGTCTTCAACTCTTCAACGAGCTTCCGGCCCTCGTCTGTGAACAGGATACCCTGTTTCCAAACCCAGTGCTCAATATCCTGACTGTGGTAGAATGTCTCGTTCTGCGTCATCCAACGCAGAGCGGTCTGACGGTCACCAGCACCGAGCTCGATGTAGGACTGAACCTCTTTCTCGAATTCGATGAGGGACTGAGCTTCGATTTCAGCCTCCTCGGCCTGACGACGGTCGAAAGCACGACCAACGGCATCCCAGATTTCCTGCTTCTCAGCAGGGGTGGCACTGTAGAACCAATGATCTCCCGTAGGACGGAACCCGTAGGCGTCCTTGTGGAAGTCGGAGAAAAGCTCTTCGCTGTAGGTGTACATGGTGTTTGTCTCCTTATCAATCATCATATGTACATACTATACCAAGCTATAAAAAAAGTAAACAACTTTGTTCAAAAAAGTTTTGTTGCATTTCAACACGTTAGCAGAAAAATGAAAAAAAATGCTAAGTGGTTGATTTTGTTACATATTTTTTTGCACTTTTTTGTTTACATATTTCTGATTTGATGGTAGTATATAACTATGATTGATAAGGAGACATCTATGGAATACACCTACACCACGATGATTGACGTCATCAAGCGGATCGCAGAGGATGACAGCCCTCGCCACATCCGTCGTCAGCTCAATCGGCTGACCTCCGACGAGAAGCGTAAGGTTCTTGACCTTATGAAATATGTCGAGATGGAGATCATCGATGCCCAGTAAGATCAAAATGAACAAACGCGTAGCTCTCGGCTACGGCCTTTTCCACCGGCATCAGACATATCTCGGTTCTCGTGGTGGGTTCAAGATCTATATGGATAACAGCACAGACAAGAACTACGTCGAGATCTGGGCCTACGATATGGACACCTCTAAGCGTATGCGATCAGCATTCGACAATGTGGTGACGACTAGGTTCAAGATTGTTGCTCACATCGAGCTGTCCAAGGACAAGCGCCATTGGCACGTGGATCTGACTCAGGTCGACTCTCGTTACCGTGGTCAGAAACTAGCCAAACGGCTCTATTCGTTCCTACTCAAGAAAGGCTATAACCTTCGTGCCGGTGACTCACAGTCACCCGGTGGTCGTTATGTCTGGAATGAGTTAGCGAAGGATAGTTCGATTGTCGTGATGGCTCGAAAATCCAAATACTCTAAGATCATGGATTTCCCTAAGCCTGGCAAACGCGAATTGGTATCGAATATGTTTGACTTATTCGATACAGATGCAGAAATCTACGCGGTTGCTAGTTAACCGTCTTCTTCTTGCCGATATTATACTTGGCGACTAACTCCCAGTCGTTCTTCTCCTTATAGGGTAGAACCTTAATCTGGCTAATCGGAGCGATCGGATTTTCGGTCTGCTCCGATTTTAGTATGTCGACTAGTTCCCATTCCTTGAGTAGGTTGGCAATGGTATTCCGTCGGGCAATATCCGACTCTGACATATTGGATGGTTTGCCGTCGAGAGCAAAAAGTTCTTTAAAATGAGTAATATAGTAACGTCCCTGCTTGTGCAGTATATGACAAGACTGATATAGGGTCTTTTCCTTCTTAGAGGCGACACCAATCCGAGTAAGTGTCTCTCTCACTTTAAGGAAATCGTCTTCGTTACGTAGTCGTACTTCGACTAGATTGTTAATATCAAAAGTCATTTTTTCACTCCACCCTTCTCAAGCTTTGTTTTTATATCTTTTATCTGTTGAGAAGACAGAATATCCATGATCTGTTTGGCTTTTTCATAGCTGTAACCATAATATTCTACCACCGCCTCAAGATCATCATGATGTTCAGTCTTGGCCCATTTGGCAAATCGCTTTTTAGGCCTCACTATATTTATTAAAAAGGAGAACTGTAGTTTATTTTCTAGGTTGGAATGCATATTCATTGCATTGGCAACGTGGATTGTATCCTCAAAATATGATAACTGACGATTTGTCAGGAATGGATTATATCCCTTTTCGGCCAATGCATCATTATCGGTACCAGACATAATATCCTTACCAGAATTGATTGCATTAATATAATCAAACGGATTCATCACATACTCTCTTTCTCAATTCTGTGGTAGAGAACCGATGGTCTCTTGTATTGAAATACAATTCAATGCCGCGACGTTTACATATATCACGACCAGTAAAATCCTTATCCTTATATTCTACACCAAGTATACGGATATGTAAATCGAAAGCCTCTAAAATATCTTCCAAATCTTGTTCTGTTGTATATGGGATAATTTCATCCACATATTTTACCGCAGATAATTGAATATATCGTTCGACCATAGTCTGGATTGGTTTATTCTTTTCCTTTGGTCTATCTATTGTAGGATCGGTTTGTAGCGCACAAATTAAATGATCACAGTGACTCTTCGCCTCTCGCAACATCTGAATATGACCAGCATGCAAAAGATCAAATGTTGAGGCAGTAAATCCTATAATCATCAGTGAGACCTTTTGCCATCAAACACACAAATAAAATAACAACCTTCTGGACCGGCATGAACCCGATGATATTTACCGTCCTCTACTAGAACAGTATCTCCTTCTTTTACAATAAATTTTTCTTCATCAAGTTCCATTGTACCACTTCCGCGTACGAAAATATAAACCTCCTCTTGACCAGGATGGGTATGACCACTGGTACTTTTTGTAGGTTTTAAGTCGGTAGAACTTAAAATAAGATTATTCAGTAACTGATTATCCTTTACAGTATACCGATCATCCATTTTAATCACATCACCACCAATATTCCATGCCGCATAATGCATTATAAAAACTCCCTAAAGGTCTCCTCTGTGATATATAGACAGTTTGGTAAAACTGATTCCTTCATATCACAATTTACACGATAAAACGTTATATCTGAATTGTCTGCATAAATCTGTTCGTGACCATCGTACCATTCATCGTAAGGCCCATCTTCATCATAGTAATGATCTGTACCGCGATATATGTTTCCCTCACCATCAAAACCAAGCATAAAGATATGTTTCTTTTTATGTTTTATAGCCATCTCAATTGCAACCTCACCGGATGATTTGTCAACCGATCCAATGTTGGTAACCATATCTTTATCGAAAATCCAGGTGATATAGAATTTTTTGCCCATACCAGCAATGGAACAAAGATCAGTTGTTCTTTTATTTTGTATAATATTATCAGCTGGCGTAAACTCCATTAGAGCCTTCACCTCACGACTATTGTGAACTGGACTCCATGAGGCAAACCAGCATCTTCTATCCATTACATATCCAGATGAATAAATCTCATGCTGTATTGCAGGATCCACAACAATTAAATCGTCAACCTTCTGATCTCTATAAATTGCATTACAGCCATATGTTCTTACCAGATCTGGTAATTCAATATTTAAGCGTGATTCTCCATTTCCTAAAATAATCGCACATTCACTCTTGTTTAGCTTCATTCTTACTTGAACTCACAATCTGTCATAATTTCAGTGAGACATGCAACGAGGTTAACCTCTTGATCTGCAACGAATGCCGATTTATAAGAGTAGTCAGCAATATATAGAACAAGTTGAGGAATGGAACGATCAACAATATATTCAGATGCTGTATCATATAAACGACGATAAAGAACTGTTGATTCAATATCAGAGTTCTGACCAACCCATTTCCGCATTTCTTTGAAGTTTCTATCCTTCAGAAGGGAGATGAGTTTCTTAAAATTGTCATCACCCAAATTGACAAGAATGCCAGTGTCAATATTACCAGTAGCACTATATCGTTGTAATTCATTGAGCACTCTTCTCCAGTCAGGAAAATGTTTCTTGATAAGCTCTGCAACCACCTGTGGATCAAAAGTGATATTCTCACTCTTAAGAATATTTTGAACTCTTGCCATAAATGATGAAGCAAGATTTGCCTTTTCCTTACCTGGAATCTTGAACTCAACAACCGAGCACCGAGAGTGTAGTGGCTCGATGATCCGATTCTTGAAGTTACAGGTCAGAATAAATCCACAGTTCTTAGAATACTCTTCCATGAAGTTACGGAGAGCAGGCTGAGTCGACTGAGGATTAAGATAGTCGGCCTCGTCAAGGATTACATATTTACGAGCACCGGTAAGTGATACAGTCGATGCAAAGTTTTTGATCTCGACTCGGAGTGTGTCGATGTTACCATTCATCGAACCATTAATTACGATATAATCAAAGCCGCATTCTTCCAGCATCGCCCTTGCAACCGTAGTCTTGCCAACACCAGGACCGCCGGTGAGGAGAAGATTTGGCACATAGTTTTTGCCCACGAAGTTGACAAATGTTTGCTTAAGCTCTGCTGGAAGAATACAATCGTCGATCTTGGACGGACGATATCGCTCTACCCAAAGTTCATTCATAGTATAAATTCCGCAAGTGTATTTTCATTAGGCAATACTGTGTCTTTATCTACGTAGATTCCATTATCTTTTCTACGCTTCAATTTGGCATTATGAAGTCTCTTTTGATCGTTGCATACACAACATTCGGACATTGGAATAGGTTCTCCGTATTTTTCTCCATATGAAGGAGGATAATAAAATTCGGACCAATTCTTAACTTCACCACAAGCAGAACAGCAATAAACTTTCACATCTGTTCCAAATAGAGTACCTACAACATTATTTGAACTTTTAGGTAATCGCCGATGTGATATACCTGTAGATCCACGACGGGGTTTCATAATATAAAGTACCTTTCAATTAGCGGGATTCTGTAGCAATGTAATACTGTAACTTACCTCCATTAGTTGAGAAGTGGCTAATCCCCTTCGAAGAAATCTTTACGTTATAATCAGCGGGCATAAACCGAAGATTCTCTACCTTGAAAACAAGTTCAAAGTCAAGGTCGGTCGAACCGACAACGTGACGGAAGGTATTAGATGACTCATCCTTAGAGTTACCAACAACCAGAGTCACATCACCGCCGGCGCCAATAACAGACCAGTTAGGAAGCTGAAGAACACTAGCCGCCTGCATGGTCTTCTTGAATACCGCGTCCTTGAGTTCAAATTCAACGACAGTATCAGGTAAATCTAGATCCTTTTCTGGAGCCTGCATAATCATATTGGCATCGGCATAACCATAGGTTACAGACGACACACCATTCTTGATTTCAACCGAACGATCACTGAATTCAAAGTCAGGCGATTCAAAAATACTCACGGTGCTCAGGAACTGATTCAGATCATAGATACCGAACGGCACATCAAAACTGTCGTCAACCTCGGCCCGACCAATGATGGTCTTCTGAGGTGAAATAGTCTTGATGACATTTCCCGAATTTATATAAAGAGATGGATTGATGGAAGTAAAACTCTTTAGCACAGAAAGAGTGTTGGTTGAGATGTTCATTTCTTATCCTCACATAAATGACAAATATTCACGGTTAACTTAATAATAATACCACAAATCATTGGTTAAGTAAACAAAAATACTATCTAATTTTTTCATTTGGATCAGCAGTAGCAGATGCACCAACCTGAGCAAGATGAGTAAGAGATCCACCAAAGGTATATGTACCTGTATGTGATAGTTGCATCCAAGGACACATCCAAACCTTCAGACCGATCTCACGTGACCACTGACAGAACATATAGTCTTCTGATAAATACCGCTTTGACTTTGGATCAATAAGAGCATCAAAGTAACACATGATCTCACGGGTGCCATCAAAATTTGCGGATCGTACATGATCTGGTTTATAATGAAGTTCCGGATATGCTTCCTCAAACTTTTCAAATGCTTTTCTTTGAATCATCATAAATCCAGTACCACCCTCAAGAACTTCAACTGGTTCATTAAGTGGAATTTCCGTCTGACCTTCGGCTGGATTAAACACAAAGTCGCCAACAAAGTTCTGTAGTTCATGTGGATTTTCGTCGGCAAATCCTTTATCCACTGCCTTTTTAATTTTTTCCCAAGAAATGGTCTTCTTTGGATATGGAGCACAAATAATATCCTTATCATCTACCGCAAGTGCGGCGAGAGAAAGAACATCGTTTGGATTAAAACCAATATCTGAATCAATAAACATAAGATGAGTAAAATCCTTCTGACGAAGAAACTCATCAGCACAATAATTACGTGCTCTTGTAATTAGCGATTCGTTGAAAAGATAAAAGAAATCAATGGTAATACCATATGCCTGACAAAGTTTTGCAAGCTCAGCTGTTGATTTTGTATACTGACCGCCACACATACCACCGTACATTGGTGTAGCTACAAAAATCTTTCTTTTTCTTAGTTCCTCAATATCAATAGTAATTTCAGCCATTTACTTCCCCTCATGTTCTAGATCATGTACGTGCATGGCAATAATTGCATAATGGATGATCTTCATTAAATCTTTTCGGTTATATCCATCCTTCTTACCGTAACGCTGAGCATACTTCATTACGTTACCAATGCAAAAACCTTCACCATGACCACTGTCGATGATGAACTCAGTTGCTTGGTATTTGTTTGTGGAATAGTGTTCACCGTAAGTACCATTAATATAGTCTTGAATTTCGGCAATCAGATTGCCTTCATTGTATTTATACTCAATCATAGTGGATGTTTTGTTCTTTTTCACGGGAGTCTTTTTCATAATCTTTCCTATATTCATTATTTACTTTAATTACCTCAGATAGAACACTAAATGATTTTGCCATATTTAGAAAGGCAGATGTATCCTTTGGAAAACAGGCACCACCGAATCCTCTTTTGCCATCAAACCCAGGCACCGTTGTATGGGACCTACCGACTCTATCATCGTGGGTAACTGCACTTACTACCTTACCAAAATTACCACCATTTTCAACAACGATATCATGGAATTGATTAAACCATAATACCTTCGTAGCCAAATAGCAATTAATCCCATATTTTACAAAACTGGCATCGATGATTGACATATGATATGTCGGGCACGGTTTACACAGACTGAAAAATTTGTAGAGTTCCTCTACCTTACGAGTTGATTCGTGGTTCCCACCTAGAACATGCATAAAAGGATTTACGAAATCTTCATTTGCACTTTTTTCGGTTAGAAATTCTGGATTATAAACAATACGGTCCGCGGCAGGTCCTTTGATAAGTTTTTTAAGTACTTGAGGAGTGACCGTAGATTTAATGATGATCACACCTTTTACATTTTTCTTTAAATGATCAACTACTGATTCAATAATTTTTGAATCAATCGAGCCATTCTTACCCATAGGTGTAGGAACACAGACAAAAGAGAAATCAATATCCTCTTTGTCGAGTGTTTCAATATCAACACCGATTATAGGATCGACAATAATTTTTTCACACATGGTATCTGGAAAACCATAATCAACGGCTTTACCCACAAAACCATGCCCAACTATAGCAATTTTCATCCAATATAATCCTTGAGTTCGTATTTTGGATTCCAACCAAGTTCTTTTGTTTTATCAGTAATTACTTTTGCCGATAGGCGATTACCTTTTCGCTCTGGTAGCATTTCAATCTCACCACCAAACATTTCGGCAACCTCTAATATAGTATATGCAGTTGGATGACCGATTCCATATTCATCGCCATGACCGTTCATACCAACTAGAATAAGTCCATCAACAATATCACTGACATGAGTAAAATTACGTTGTTGTGTTCCAGGAGAAACCACAGTTAAAGGTTTACCATTTTCCATTTTTCTTTTGAATAGAGCAATGAGTGTTGCATATGAACCATATTCAATTTCCCTTGGACCATATACATTATAAAAATATGTGATGGCAAAGTCAATATTATTCCATTCACAGAATAATTTTACAAATTCAGTATTTGATTCCTTCGACCAGGTATATGGACTTTTTACATAACCGGGATGTTCAAATGCAAATTTAGTACTACTGCCAGCATAAATGAGTTTTGCATTTGACTCTTTCACAAAGTCAAGTACCGCCTTTGTTCCAAGTTTATTATATTCCCAAACTGTTTCAAAAGCATCGAATGATTGTTCGACTCTAGAATATTCACCAAGATGATATACCATATCAAAATTTGGTACTAGAATACTCGACATCCATTGTGTATCAGATTCAAGATAAATCACACCATCTACATGATTATTTTCCGAACCAGCATAATAATTGTCAACCGAGACAACATGATGACCATCGGCAACTAGTCTTTCACAAAGGTGAGAGCCTACAAACCCTGCACCTCCGGTTACCAAAATTCTCATACGTGTTTCCTTCCCAAAGGAAATGCATTATCAGAAAATGATGGGTCAACAAATGAATCATCTGTTCCCCACTCACGGACTAAGTTCATACCATAATTATCTACTTTGTTGACAATGTCAACGGATTTCTTGAGAACAAGTGGATTACTTCTTGCTGGATTTCCATCTTTTGTTTTGATTGCATTAAGATCAACAAGGTGATGAACTCTACCATATCGTTCAGCAAGAGTAACTACATCTGGGTGCATTTCCATTAACATTTTAGATTTATTTAGAGATGCATCTTCTTGGTAATTATTATAAACCTCTGTTGTATTACCACCCTTTACAGTACCAGTTCTGGCCTTACCGCAAAGAAAAGCATAAAACAACATTGTGCATAATCCATCCTTTAATACACGAATTGATAGATCAACATCCTCATTGTATCGACCGCGCCACCGATGTGGGATTTTATTATCAATTAGAAAGCATGACATAATCCGGGTATTGAGAAGATATGGAGGATATGGATAATCATCAACACAGAAAAATTTATACTGAAAACCAGATAGAGCAATATTTTCATATCGGTCTACAAAATCCTCAGCCGCTCTAAAAATACCAGAACCACGTTCAACACGATAGCGTTTATTTTTGTGTAGTCTCCAAAATTCATATAGGTTATCATCCATCAACCAATGTCGGTCATAACCTTCAGAAATGGAATGTTCCCAGCACCAATTACGAGCGGGACCTGAACCTTTACCATGATTGCTGAAAGGCAACTCTAGTAGTTTATCCTCACCACAGGTTGCCGCATAATTATCAAATTCTTGTGGCTCAACGGCAATACGATATGGAACACCCATACCGTCCAGAGCCTTCATTGTAATTCTGGATTCCCATCTACCTTTTGATAGGATATAAATGGGATACCGAGTTTCAAACTTCACTGTCATCGACATACCTATTCATGTTATTACGTTCACGTTCTTTTTCTGGATACCAGACAACATTTGTTTTATCTGTAATTTCATATCCAAAAAGTTCTGCAAATTTTTGACGATCCTCTCGTGTTTTAAAATTAACGGTAAGTTGTCGCCAAGGTTCAAGATTAAGAGTTTCAAATGATGGCATACCAGCCGCCCACCACTGTAGGTATGGATTACGCCATTCATTTTGAAGTTCTTCAAGTGTATCAATTTCAATCATTGAAAAAATCCAATATGCCGTTATCCTTTTCGGTTTGAAAAGTAAGTTTTTTAGTTTTTGGACCAGGTACCTCACCGAGCAAATGCATGAATTTTATATAGTCATCCTTGCTACGAAAGTTTACAAAAATACTTTGCCAAGGTTCCGGAAATTCAGGATCAACTGGTTTTGGTCTAATTTGAGGATCTTGATTTGAGTCCTCCCCAAGAAACGACGATAGATCGGTAGGCAGATTTTCCTCTGCCTTATAACCGACCATGTCATCATAATCTTTTGATGTATCAGCTACTTTTGAATTCATTTTTACCCCATAAAATCATCAAAAAGGGAAATAACAGATTCAATATCGTCAACGGCAACCTCAAAAATTTCACGCTTGCCCACTGGAGTAATCATCTCCTCGGTATAACCGCATGACTCTAGGAAAGTATAGAGTTCTTTTTTACGCTGTTCAAACTTATCTCCCTTTTGCCATATACAGAATCGAACCTGTGTTGGTGTTCCAGATACATCTACATAAAATTGCATCTGAATTGTTTCACGAGTCTTGCTCTCAATAAAAATGTTATCACTCTTTATAGCCACAACATTAACACGACCACGAAGTTTGTCATAATTTTCGGTATACCAATCCGGAAAAGATTCGAAGTTATCATACTGTTCGCTCTGATACTTTTCAAACAGTTCAGAAAATTTTGCCATAATAAAACACTCCTTATAATGTCCAGCAACGGCATTGTCAGTTGGTTGTAATGTGGAAATAAGATACGATTCCAAAACAAAGGATGCGTCTTTTTCCTCAAGTCTAAACTTTTCAAGATTACAAGCAATAATCCAAAGATCATCGGTATTGTAACCTTTAGAATTTAGATGCGACAGGCAACGGTTACCATGACCCTTGCCAGTATATTTTGGGTTTCCGTCGGAATCTCGGTACATATAAACGTAGTCGCCGAGAGTATCGAAGAATGCCATAGGTATTGGTTCGTTCATCATGTTTTAATACTATCACACCAAACCGAAAATGTAAATACTTTTTTATGTAGAGAAATCAATTACTTCGCAGATTTTTTCCTACGACGCATCATCTGTTTATATTTTTTTTGTGCCCTTTCTAGGTGGATACGATTTGCTCTTTTCTTATAGATAATACCGTCGAGATGATCAAATTCGTGTTGAATTGCCCGAGCGGTAAACCCAGAGTATTTAGTGGTTGCAAATTCACCAGTTGCATCTTGGAATCGAAGTCGAACACCAGCTGGTCGTTTAATATGAATATACAATCCAGGAAAGGTCAAACAACCTTCATCATAATAAGTTTCCTCACCAAAATAATCAACAATAATTGGATTAAAGAAGCCCATAATGGATTCACGATTTGTCGGATCACCAACTACAAACACAGAATAAGGAATACCTACTTGAGGTGCTGAAAGACCAACACCAGAATGCTGAATCATTGTTTCGGCAAGTTGTTCAACTAATTGATCAGGTGGGATTTGAGGGTTTTCAAAATCAAATTTTTCTGTCGGTTGTTTGAGAATCGGATCATTTGGATCAACTAACATATAAGCAGCCATTACACACCTTTGAGGCCAAGTAGTGTTTTCAAATCAGGTGCGCGATAACCTGGACCCTTCATCACCTTACCATCCTCACGATAGATTGGCTTTCCTTCTGGACCAAGTTTTGTCATGTTACTATTATGCACCTCTTCAAAACATTTGTCAAGGTCTAATCCGAAAGAATGTCCTGCGCCATAGACAACATAAAGGAGATCGGTGAGAGCATCCGCAACTTCGACAATATCACGTTCGATCAATGCCCGCCGCAGTTCTTTCAATTCTTCATCAATCAAGTCATATCGTAATTCAGATACACTCGTCCATGTTGGTTCAGTCTCAACAGTTTGTCCAAAGGCATTCATGAACTCTGCTACTTTTTCAAAGTTTGTCATCACACATTCCTATATTCATAATTGTCAGATTTCTCATTTTCACTTAAAGTAATTGCACCATTAGAATGGTGGAATCGTCTAGCCATTTCAGTTTTTGGACTCAATGTCACAAACCGCATAACTTCTGGTTTATTTTCTTTAATCCATTTTACTGCTTCAAATACAATCTTACGACCAGCGCCTTTTTCATAGGACCATACCGTATAAAATACAGCAATCCGAGGAGCATCTCCATAATCTGGAAAACGAATTAAGTCAGAAACTGTTTCTGGAACCCGATCTGTATATGCGACACAAATTACTGCTGACGGATCGCCAGTGAATTCATTTTCAATCATGAACATTTGCCGATTAAATCCTGTCCTAAATGCATAACTTAACTCTGGTCGAACTGGATCATCATCAACTATATAACTTCTATCCTCTGTTACTTCACGGAAAATCATGCTGCCATCCTCGCAATACGTGAGAAATTTTTATGTTTTTCAAATCTAATTACAGAACGGAACTTGTCCTGTAACACATCCCCCTTGTGACTGATAACAAAGACATTGGTATCCTTACCCAGTTCATCAAGTAGTTTTAGAAACTCATCACAACCATTGGAATCCAGAGAGGCATCAAAGACCTCATCCAGAATCAATAGATTGGTATTGGTAGAGTTTTTCATTTTTGCAATGGAACGCCAGGTCAATAGTAGAGATAGGTCGATTCTCATTTTTTCACCTTCACTAAATGATGCATAACTAAATGAGTCTCTATGCCTGGATTTAATAATCTCTTCGAAGTTTTCGTCAAGTTCAAAACTTACAAAGAACTCCATTGC